TATTATATATATATATATTAATAATAAATATATTTATATATATTATATTCTTTTTCTTTTGGTTCTTTTCTTTTTCTTAAAATCGCCATTCATGATAGAAAAAAGCCATTCAAGGATCAAAAAAAGCCATTCAAGGATAATGTGATATTATGATGATATATAAATGCCATTCATTATGAGCCAGAACTTGCAAAGAATCAGCGTTAGTGTTGATAAAGAAGAATATGAAGAATTAAAAAAACACACAAGAGCAGGTATCTCTATAGGATTTTTAATTAGAGAATCAATACATCAATATTTAGAAAAAAATAAAAAAAATTAAATTTTAATCATAACAATCATAAAAAATATCTTGTTCTAAACAATAAATAGCTTTATTTAAAACTTCTATATCATCTTCTATATCAAATAAATCTTTTGTATTTTCTCTAATTTCAATAGTAGTTTTTAAAACCTCTATTGCTTTTTTAACATCTTTTAATTTAGTCATTTTCAAAATCCTCCTCCTCATAAGGAAAGTCTTTATCTTCTATTTCTTCTTCATCATCTTGAGGAAATAACCAGTTAATTTCAGCTTCTTCTCTTTGACTATCAAGTGAAGCCTGATGTTTGTGCATAAATGAGTCACTCATATTGAACCTGTATAGGACTAATGGATTTAAGGATAAAATCAATATAAATTTCTTTATCTTTTTCCCAACTTTCTAAATTTTCTTTTACTTTATTTTTAAATTCTTTTTCAATGTAACTGGTAGGAACTTCATCATAAAAAAACATTACATGACATTCTTGTTCTTCATCACAGGCATGACCAATAACTAAATAGTGAATACCAGTTCTATTCCAATTTGAATCACTCATTTTCAATCTCCTTTATTTCTGTAATTTCATGATCTTCTAATTCAATATCATGCTGCTCCAAGTACTGTTGTTTTAACAGTTCAATATATTCTTCTTTAGAGTTAGCATACCGATTATTGTATGCAAACTCTACAGTAATTACTGAAGTAAATTGTTTGGTCATTGTAATTCTCCTAAAAAATCTTCAAATTTTTTCATTACAATTCTTTGATTTTCTTCAGCTTCATTTGAAACTGAAGGTAATTGATGTGCATTTGGTACACATTGAAAAGCTTTTGTAATTGCTTTACTAACTACTTCTAAATCTTTTGTAGTTTTTATAAAAGAAATAATCATATCAAAATCTGCTTTGAGATTGATACTTGCAATTTCTAAATCTTCTTTTGTTTTGTAGTTCATTTAATTTTTGTAATTTGGAAAGTACTGGACTTACATAACTGTTACCTACCTTGAACATCTATTTAAAGACTCGTTAATAAATTAACTTTGCAATCGTTGGCCTACAATTAATGCCAGTAATTAATTAGTGATTCTCATGAGAATTTATCATTATCATTATTTTGAAAAATATTGAAAAATTTATGAATACTGGTAAAGTCATATCCTAATTTTTCTAAAATTATGTATGAAAGGCTAGTCTTAACAGATTCTTCTGGATAGCCAGTATATTGCATAGCTTGGATGTCAATGTCATAACACATGGATAATTCTTCTTTCATAAAATCGTAGTCATACCATTTACTTTCTGGTACATCTTCTAAGTATTCTCTTAGATACTCTTTTTCATTTTCGGTGTAATTAATCATTTGCATTTAATTTGTGAAAATTATCGTGTTCCCAATAGCCATGTTGAAAATGTGGGGGGTAAGTATCTTCATCTTCAATATCAAAGTTTGGATTAGGGTCTAATATTTGACGAATTTCTAAAAATTCTTTAGTCCTATCCCATACACCTTGAGTATCTACTGTTGGGTCGCATTGACATAAGAATCTTGGATAAAAATATCCATCTATGAGATCACATAACAGTTCTTTCTGTTCTTCTGTTAACATGACCAAATCTCCTTACATTTAAGTGTTGGATAGTCTCTAAATTTATCTCTCCATATTCCAGTAGTATGAATATAAAATTCAATATCTAAATCTAGAATATCGTCATGAAAAGGTTGTCTACTTAATACTTTTTGAACAAAAACATCAAATTCTTTTTGTTCTTCTTTAGTTAAATCTTCATAAGAAATACTAAAATCAGTTCTTTTAGAACCACCTGTAGTTTCATCAAAAATTTTAATCATAATTTTTTTAAATCTTTTTTTAATTTAGTGATCTTTGTTAAAACATTTACTTTTTCTTCTATAGTCAATTCTTTTAATTTTTTCATACATTCTTCTATTTCAGTTTCAACAGTTTCTTTATAAGATTTTATTTCTAAAGCTTTATGTATATCTGGTATAATTAATTCATTATAAATTCTGTTATACCATCTATTAGCAGTTGAAGTTGATATTTTAAAATGTGATTCAAAATATTTAATACAACTAGCTCTTGTTTTTTCTTTATCAAGATAATCTTGAGCTAAATCTTTAGCTTCATGCCTTGAATATTCCCATTTTTCCTTATCTAACATTTTTCTCCAAACAACATTTACACATATCTACAGGTATTCTCATGTAATGAACTACTACATTCATGCCATCAAAAGTCTCTGTTTGACCATCAACTTTTTCTCCAAGTGCAATGCTTCTTTGACCGTATAAATCTCCCTTATTAATGAGAGATTTACATTCATAGCATTTTCTTTCTTTTCTGGTTTTTTTTAATTTCATTTTCTACCTACATATTTTGGGTTATCTGGTAAATGATATGGATTATATTTTTTTACTTTTTTATATACCTTAATTACTGATTCAATTTCTTCATCAGTAAATCCATTTTCTTTATTTAGATCAAAATTTAAACAAATATCAAGTGCTAAAAATAAAGCACTTGCATCTTTTTCTTGTAATTTAAGATTCATAGCTTTTCTTTCCTCTAATATGTAATCTTTCTGCTATGTCATGACAACTGTTAGCTACTTCATAACTTAGTCCAACTGTAAAATGAAT